TATACGGCATCAGTGTAGTCGGCACCAGCATTTAAAAGTTTAGTAACGCCGACACCAGTATCATCAATAGTCGTATTGAGATCAGGTGCAAATAATTTTACTGTTTGGTAAATTCTACGTCTTACATGATAATCTGTGGTAGTTTGTGCGTCATTAGGAATAATATCAACAGTTACCTTATCACCAAATGTTACACCGTGCTCATCGGCAGTAGTAACTAAACCAATATTATCATTTAACTCAAAAATCTCTACATTTTTACTTAATTCATCTACTTGAGAAATGCGAGACCCAATAGTATCGTCAATATTCGCACTACGAAGATAGAAATCATTAGTAACGATAAAGTCACCATCATCGACTCTAACTTTTACAGTATTGCCAGCAATAACCCTTTCAAGAATAAGTCCTCTACCAATTTCACTAGTTGCTACAACACCATACGAAGATACCGTATCTAAAGTGATAGCACTACCAGTGGGGGTAGTTGCTAGTTGGAAACTGTTAGCAGTAGAGTTAATTACATAATAAATTACATCTGCAGTAATCCCATTTGCTGTTTGTGGGAATACAATACCATCTCCAGCCTCGAATGGATTGAATGCTACACGAAGAGTGTTGTTGGTAATAGACAAGACAATTGTTTCTGTGCCATTAGTAAATCTAACTACATTATTTTCACTATAGAATGACTCAGTATCTACAATTAAATTGAGTATTCTTAAATTAGAATTTAATTTATTGACAGTATCAAATTTACCACTTACATTTCGTAAAACAAAATCATTTGATGATTTAATATCGCCAACTACTTCCCCAGATGCATTAGTGCCTTCTTGAGTGATAATAGACCCAGTGAAGAAGTAAACAGGGTTTTTAGATGTAATTTTTACTGCTTTAGTTTCAGTAGATTCAATTGAAGCAATTGTTTTACCTTTTAGACTAGAAACTTCGCAAACTGCGCCGTCACCATTTGTGTTTCTATTGTCTAGGAAAACTTGATTACCAACTGCAAAGTTAGCAGGAGAAGATTCAACTAAACTAGAGGTAACTGTGCCTTCTCTAGTAGTCTCAATTACAGCAGAAGAAGCAATACCATTATTTGGAGTAACTAATGTCTTTAAACGTCTCGCTTTCGATGGGACATTAAGTTGATTGATAGAAGAATTGTAATTAGACTCAACTGGGATAGAATAGAATCTTTCTCCTAAGATATATGGAAATACTGGTGTACCTCCAGCACTTACTGTAATAAAATAGGCATATACGCCATTTGGGTAGTCAGGTGTTACACAATAACGACCATTATTCTCATCTAGGTCACCAAAACGATGCTGGTAGTAATAATCAGCGATAAATGACCCTAATGGATAAGTTGTTTCATCTGGACCATCAGAATCACGTCTATTTTTGATTCTCCAACTGGTTAGCATTCTATCGATACCAGAAGTTGGGTCTATAGGATTAGCGTAACCATATGGACCATAAATTGGGTTACCATCATATGCATACCCAATAATTGGTGAGTGAGCACTTGGATTAGTGTCACCGAGGTCTGTCCTTAGTTGTTGTGGGTTTCCTAGGTGTGCATAACCATATCCAAAGGATTTTGTGAAATTTTCAAATAGTGCGCCGTTTTCTACATCCTTTGTTGTGACTTCAAAGCGATTCTTCTTCCAACGCTTCACAAAAGCGGTAGCTTCAGCATTTTTACCAACTGCGACTACTTCTACACTTACATTTGATTGAGTATAAAATTTACCTTCTGCAATTTTATCAAAACCAATGAGTTTACCCTCATTAGACACAATAGCAGTGTATTCTGCTAATCTACCACTATTCATCTTGTCTCGGATGACAATCAGTGGTGGAGATGAGTAATACTCACCTGGGTCAACAATTGTCAGTTGAGTTACCTTGTCTTTAGTGACGGTTGCCGTAACAATTGCTCCCCTGCCAGAAGTAACAGTGACTGCTGGATTAGAAGTATAGTTTTTTCCAGTATTTACAACTTCAATACGCTCAACAACCTCACCAGAGAGAATTGCTTTTCCGACTGCTTCTTTATCACCATCAATTAACACAAAAGGTGCTGCTTTGTATCCACTACCTGTTTCATTAACCGTAAACCGCTCCACACCGCCGAATACAACGTCATTTGCATCATAATCCTTATACCCATAAGCAACGACACCATTTAAAAAGATACCAATATCTCTAGTTGGCGTTGGATACAATTCTGTGTTTCTAATTGACTCTTTACGAATCAATTTAAGGAATTTTTGGTCTCTTGGTGTTAAATTAGTAAAAGTACCAATACTGTAAGTTGGAAGACCTGAAGAAGCAATGTAATAGTATTGCTCATCTTCGTATATTGCTTGGACATCGGTTAATACCTCATTCAACCCAGAAATGGAGCTCTTTGTGGTAGTATTATTAACCTTCCATCTGACATCAGACTGTGATTTATCATAAATGACAGTATTTCTTGTTTCAAATCCAGAATCACTGATTTGGACTTCATCTCCTTCAGTAGAATATGGTCTTGCCGAAGAAACATTAAGATTGTATAGAATACCGTAGCAAACAAACCTTACTGTATATTCTATACCATTCTCTTCATAGGTAGCACTGAGATTAGCATAGTTATACACAGGAGTGTTGACTGGATAGTCACCATTTCCATTCCTACCTTCGATTACAAATTGATTGACGTTTTTGTCTTTATATGTAAACGTCTCGCCACCAATTTCAATCTTGCCCTTCTCAGTTTTCCATCCAGTGGTTGAAAATACATCAATTCTACTATCAGTGTTAGCAGAAGGTAACAACCTGCTTGTTAAAAACGATTTTTGTGCTACAGCAAACTCACCAACAATAGTTTCTGGTGCAATCGCAACTTCATAAATGCTCTCACCATCAAAATTGCCTAAAAAATTAACATTATCAATAGTTGCAAACGAATTGCCAACATTAGGATTAAATGTATCCTCTTCTTGATGTAAAATTTGACCGATTACTTTATTCGCATCTCCAGATAAGACTTTTACTCTGAGAGCAAACTTATTAATCCAATCAGAAGTAGACGCCTTAAGTGTGCTCTCCTTAGGATAATAAATTGAAGGGATATCTTCAGCATCTTGAGCAACAATTGAGTTGAAGATAAACTTGATTGACTGGTCGGTGCCTTTTGCTCTATAAAACTGTTTGATGTTTTTGATTAGAGTCCTTTTGTCAACTTCTGGTTTGAGTGACTCTTCTGGGAAGGACGCTAGGTATTGCGTTTCGTAGTTTTTAACAAACGCATATAAAAATAAGTTACTGATGTTATAAGCAGTCGCACCATTCAAGTGCTCTTCACCATTTCCATAGTCACCTTGAGTCCAGGTAGACTCATGGTATAAATCACCGAGTTTTGTGGTACCAGAAACGTTTCTGATGCAATTTTCTAAAGTAGTATCAGTTTTAGACTCATAAAAGATAACTTCATCATCAATTAAAACATAACCATTGGTTTCGGGGAAAGAGTCTGATACTGCGATCGCAATAGTAGTATCACTAGCGGATACATTTGCAGTACATAAAGTAAATTCAGATAGTAGACCTTTCTCATAGGTGTCAATATCTGAATATTGCGTTAGATTTTGAATGATATCAAGAGGTTGTCCCCTTAATTCAAGCTGCTCGTAGTATTTCTGCAAGAATGCAGAAAACTTTGGATATTCAGCAGAAATAAAGTCAGGTAATTGCTTATTGACTAACGCAGAAATTCTTCTCTTAATTGCAGCCATTACTTACTCTTGAATAATAGTGAATTTACTCTTGGTGATGTCCACATCGAGGAACATCTCTCTAGCGGAAACGATATCATTCTGTGCAGGTAGAGCACGAATTTCAATCTTGTCATCATTAAAACTGCCTTTAATGATAATCAAGTCATACATTCTCAATTCCCCAGTCCCATAATTAATATCGCCAAGCTTGGCGTTTAGGACTTGCTTATCACCTGTTACACTATCTAATTTATACAAGACCAATACACCCTTTCTGTCTTCAATATACACTGTGTCTAGAGGATATTCTCTAACTGTGAATCCTGTACTACGAATAGTGGGCTCATCATCAGACACAACTGGATTCTTGAAACAAATTTCATAATAGAATTTTGAATTGAGAGCAGGATAAAAGTCTTTCCTCATCTCAATGCTAGTCAAATTAGACATAACCGATGTATCAGCATCGTCGATTACCCCCGTAAACTTACTATAACGATATTTCCCATTGAATTTTTCAGTATCCGACAACTCAATGTAGTCTTCGATGTTTTTGATTACCATCGATTTGATTTTATCTGACTTATAAGTCGTTAAATTGGTGTCATAGTAAATTTTTGAGTCCATCTCAACGTATAGAATCGACGGATTGACGATTTTTGGAGTTACAGAAGCAACACTATACTTTTTTAACTTAGTTTCTAGGTCTTTTTTGGTGTAAGACGTAAGTGCAGTCGCATATTTTGGTTTTATGACGATTTTTACGACGCCATATTCAGGTGGACTGTCTTCTTCACCACCAAATGCAGTAATATCAGCAACAGATGGGTATAAATTCCTTACAATTGCTTTATAATCTTCTGCTGTTACTGCTCTATCTTGAGTAGCATAGTTTTTAGCAGCATTAAACTTGATTCTGTCTAGACTTTCAGAGTTTTCACCACCTGCAGATGCCTCAACAGTGGTTAAACTTGTTACAGTAATAGAGACCGCATTGAGGTTTTGATTCGTTACAGATGGGTCTTCCAATACTCCATTGAAAGAGAAGACCTTAGCACCATTAGTAACAGGTCCAGGAGTGGTGAGATAGGATATCTCGACATACTCACCATTCTCTAACTTCCTACCGAAGACACCATCACCAAATTGAATCTCATAATTCTCATCTTCAATCTCAGTTAAGAAGAAAACCTTACTCTGTGGGTCTACATTGAGAATATTTTCTGCATAGTCATACAATTCAAAGGCAGATGACTGAGCAGATTGAAATACTTTTACACGAATTGACGTAGTGTCAGTGTTTAAATTGTTAATTAGAAATCTTTGGTTACGAAGAGTGCTATTGACGGTATGATAATCCGTGACAATATTACCAGAGAAGATTTCTACATTCTCCATAGTAGCAATGCCATTGTTAACTGGCACTCTAACATCATCTAATACGCTGTATTGATATACAGTATTATCGAATAATGCGGTGAATGCCTTGCCACGTCGTAATAACGCTGTTGCAGGGGCATTTGGAGAGGTATAAGAGAGCGTTGAGGTCACTACTGCTCTCGACGCTGTTGCTGATTTTGGACGATATCCAAGTTGTTTGGCA